AATTATTCAGCAGCTGCACGAAAAAGTTTTAAGGCACGTCACAAGTGCGGAACAGCCAAATCAAAACTAACTGCACGTTATTGGGCATGTAAAAATTTATGGGCTGGTAAAGGCGGTTCAACGAAATCTTCGCCAAAAAATCGTAAAGGAAAATATTAGTATCTTTGTGCTATAACTAAGTTTTAAAAATTTTAAAAAGTAATGGGTAAATTATTTGTCAAATTAGGATTGTGGATGCAATCAGTATGGTGTAAATTTCAGTGTACATGGAACTCATGGATGCAAGCTATAAGTTTTAAAAACATTGAAGAGTGCCCAAATAAATTATGTACTTGTAAAAAATGAAATCAAGAGGCTTAGGAGATACAATAGAAAAAGTAACAACAGTCACTGGAATAAAAAAAGTGGTTGATACTGTAAGCAAGGTAACAGGGAAACCTTGTGGCTGCCAACAGCGCAGAGACAGTTTAAATAGGAAATTCCCTTATACCAAATAAAAAATGGCATATACAAAATTAACAGCTAATAGAGCGGCAGTAGTAACTCCCAGCGATACAGATTTGATACCAAATGTATCTAACCCTGATGGAGTAAATAATGGCTGCGCTTTATACATAGGTTTACCAGGTAACGTAAGAGTTCAAACCGCAGGCGGTGACGATGTAATATTTGTTGGATGTTATGCAGGACAGTTTTTTCCTGTGAACGTAGTTCAAGTTTATAATACAGGAACAACGGCTGGGGAAATAGTAGCATTATGGTAGACTATGTTCAAAATAATAGTTCACTTTTAGAATTAGAAGTAGTGTATACAATTGTTAAAGAATAATGAATTTGCAAGATTTTAAAATATATGCAATCAATTTTTTTAGCCTTGCTGTTTCAATGACTCAAGTAGAGATGGTATTAAAATTAATTCTATTAGTAGCTTCTATAGTATATACAGCTCAAAGAATATGGATTAATTATAATGAAAAGAAAAATAAATAAAATTATTATTCACTGCTCAGCAACTCCACCTGATATGGACGTTGATGCTGATAGAGTAGATGAATGGCACAAACAAAGAGGGTGGTCAGGAATTGGCTACCATTTTTTTATTAAGAGAGATGGTCATATACAACTTGGTAGGCCATTAGAAAAATCAGGAGCTCACACAAAAGGATACAATAAAAACTCAATTGGCATTTGTTATGCTGGTGGGGTAGATAAAGATATGTGTCCAGAAGATAATAGAACAAGTGCACAGATAGCTAGCTTTCTTTTATTGTTAAGATTATTAAAGAACATATTTCCTGAAGCCTCTATACATGGGCATAGGGATTTTTCAACCAAAGCTTGTCCAAGCTTTGACGCAACTAATGAATACAAAGGATTATGAAAAAAATTATACAATGGCTAACAGGTGGTGTTATAAAACAAGTCGGAAGTGTTATTGATGATTTAGTAACTACAGACGAAGAAAGACTAGCCGCCAAACAAAAAATTCAAGAGATATTAGAGCAAGCAGATAAAGAAGCTCAGCAGCAGGTAACAGAACGCTGGAAGTATGATATGCAATCAGATAGTTGGCTTTCTAAAAACATAAGACCTATGGTTGTCATATATCTTACAGTTATATTTACAGCATTATGTTTTACGGATGGAAATATTGGTGAATTTAAAATAGCTGAAGCATATATTCCAATATTCCAAACCCTTTTAGTTACTGTATATGGCGCATATTTTGTAGGTCGCAGCTGGGAGAAAAACAGAAAAAACAATCAAGAATAAAATTCATATCTTTGTAAAATAAATTAAATTTAAAATTATGTCAAAAAAATTAACATCAGAAGAATTAGGTAATTTACAAGAACTAAATAATTCTTTTACGCAATCTAAAATTTCACTAGGAGACTTAGAGCTTCAGAAAGAAAATATTATCGGCAACATAAAACAAATCAAAAGTAAGTTTGTCGAACTAGAAAAAGAACTAATAAAAAAATATGGTGAAGAGTCAGTTATAAATTTACAAACTGGAGAAGTCACCGAGAAAAAAGAATAGAACATGGCTAAAATTAGTAATACTTTATCATACCCTAATCAGTTACCAATTGAGTCTGGGGATTATTTAATTGGAACTGCTGCAAATTCAACGCCTATTGAAAAGCAGACAAAAACTTTTACATTAGGGGATATTGCTAATTTTATTATAGATGAAGCTTTTGATGGTTGTTCTTACAGAATCCCTATATTTACTTCCAGTTCATCTGGCCAGGAGTCTTTTAAGCTGGTTAATTCTTTGTTTTACCAAGATGTTGCCACCACTGATGCAAAAGATGCATGTCAAGCTCCAAGCGGCACAATAGTTTATCTGGATAATGGAAGCGGTGTTGGTAGCTTAAGTATAGCACAAAACTTAACAGTAGGTTTAGATAGTAGTTTACTAGGAAACTTAACAGTTTCAGGAATTACAACCTTAGGAGGAGATACAAAACTTTTAGGACCTATATATGATGCTAATAACCAAGTAGGAAATAATGAACAAGTTTTAGTTTCAGATGCATCAGGAAATGTTACTTGGCAAAACTTCCAAGGTTCAGGCCTTGAGTTTCAAGGAACATGGGACGCAGACACAAACACTCCTGACTTACAAGCCATATCTCTTATTCCTGGAAATACAGGAAAGTATTGGGTTGTATCTGTTGCAGGAACAACAGATTTAAGTGGAATCACAGATTGGGAGCCACAAGATTGGGCAATTATTTCAGAAGATGATGCAGGAAACGTATTTTGGGCTAAGATAGATAACAGCCCTGTTATAACAGGACAAGGAACACCAGGTAATATTACACTATGGACAGGCACTAGAGAAATAGGAGACGCTCCAATAGTGATAAGCCCTATTCCAGGAGGTACATCATTGAACTTCAATGACACCGCAAACAACTCAATAAATGGAGGTCAGTCAAATGTGTTCGGTTCAGGAAATAGTGTTTTAGATGACTTTGCATTATTAGGAGGCCAAAGCAGTCAGTTGAATGCTAATCATTCAATCGGTTGGGGTTCGTCACTTACTATTGATGGGTCTTCGGTTGCAGCGTTTGGTGATAACAACACAGTTAATGCAGATTACTCAATTACTGCAGGACAATTAAATAACAATACTGGAGTTAGTTCTGCCGTCTTTGGAAAAGGAAATACAGCTTCAGCACCTCATACTTTTGTGGCAGGAGAGGGTAACAGCGCAACTGGTGAATATGCGTTTGTATTTGGAAATGAAAATCAGGCAACAGGAATAAACTCTTTTGCAGGAGGCGAACAATCTATAGCTTCAGCAGAACTGTCCTTTGCTTTTGGCGGACAAGCTGTAGCTTCAGCTCTACAAAGCTTTGCTATTGGAAATTCAGAAGCAAATGCCGCAAACGCTTTTGCAGGAGGTGGTGGTAGTACAGCTTCAGGAATTAATGCTTTTGGTTATGGAGATAGTGTAGTTGCATCAGGGCAAGCAGGGATTACAGGAGGAACTAGTACAGTAAACGCAGCAGATTATAGTGTAGTAGTTGGTAACACATCAACTACGTTATCTACAGCTGAACACTCTGCAGTATTTGGAAAAGGAAATTCAGTTGCCTCACCTGGTTCTATTGTGTCAGGATTTGAAAACGTAATAAGCTCAGGTGGAGAAAACTCAGTAGCTTTAGGCCGTCAGAATAATATTGGTGTTTCAGGTGCTGATGGAGCATTTGCAACAGGTTCTAACAACATAGTTAATGCCGCAAGCTCAGCTGCTATCGGTAAAGAAAACAATGCATACGGAACAGAATCTATTGTAGCAGGTCAAGGCAATGAAGTTGCAAGTGGAGCAACAAGGTCTATTGCAATGGGAAGTGATAACGTTGTTGCAGGCGGTACAGGAGCAGTTGCCCTAGGTATATCGTCTCAAGCATCAACAAACGGAGCTATTGCGATAGGAACTCAAGCTATTGCTCAAACAGGCACAGGAGCTGTCGCAATAGGAACTACTCCAAACGCACAAGGTCAAGATTCACTTGCCCTTGGTTTAGCAGCCGTTACAGGTCAAACTGCTCAAAATGCAGTTGCCATAGGAAACCAAGCTACCGCTACAAATACAGATGCCGTTGCAATTGGAATTAATACTGCAGCATCAGGACAATATTCAACGGCTTTGGGTAGAACTGCTCAGGCAACTGGAACTGGCTCTATTGCTATAGGAAGTGCTGCTGTTTCAAACGGAACAGATTCATTGGCATTAATAGGCGGTACAGCAAACGCAGAGGGCTCAATTGCAGGGGGTTCTGGGTCTCTTGCCAACTCCGCTTACTCCGTTGCTCTTGGTAGAAACAACAATATAGTTGAAGACCAAGGAGAAGGGCATCTTGCATTAGGATATCAGAATAACGTAAACGATATAGCAGTTGCAGACCCAGGTGATGGAAATTTTGCTATAGGTAGCGGCAACACTACATCTGGTAATGTTGGAGTGCTTGGGGAGGGTAATACTCTTCAAGTTTTGACAGGAGGAACTGTAAAGAAGACCTTAGCTTTTGGAAACAATATTGCACCTACAATAACTAGAAATGGAGCTATATATATAGGAAACGACCTTACATACGATGGCCAAAATAATACTATTAATATTGGTGGAGGTAATTATGTTAGTTTTATAGATGAAACTAATACCGAAACAGTAAGGGTTACAGAAATCAGCACTAGATTTGGACATGTAGGCGTTTACATTGGTTCAACAACCGCTCCTGTTTCATTGGGTCAAGGTGAGCTTTTGGTAGATAGCACAGCCACAATAAAAGGCCTTTTAGATTTAGACCAACCAAATGATAGTACCATTGCAGGAAATAATGCAGGAAATTTAGCTAACCTCACAGGTGGTTATAATACTGTATTTGGTAAAAATTCATTGTCACTAGCAACAACAGCAAGTAGAAATACCTCTATAGGATTTGAGTCTTTACTAAACTCGAACGCAAACAATAACGTAGCAATAGGGTATCAAACATCTATAAACAACGTTACAGGTAGTTTTAACGTATCTATAGGAAACGAAGCTAATGCAAATGCTGCTGTACAAAATAGTAGTGTTGCAATAGGTTATCATGCTCAAAAAAATGGTAACCCTGGAAATAATAACGTAGCAATAGGGCGAGAAGCTTTAAGAGAAAATGGTGCAGCATCAAACACAGCTGTAGGTAGGGGTTCTTTACTTGTAAATATGACTGGTGCTGAAAAAACAGCTGTAGGATATCTTTCACTTGAGTCTAATACTACAGGTAGATGGAACACAGCTTTAGGTTCTAATGCAGGTTCTAATATAACATATGGAGATAATAACATCGTTATCGGTAGAAACGCTCAAGCAAGCTCTGCTACTGTCTATAATGAAATAACTTTAGGAAACTCAAGTATAACTGCCTTAAGGTGTCAAGTACAAACAATATCTGCACTTTCTGATGGCAGAGATAAAACAAACGTACAACCATCACCTTATGGGCTTGACTTAATTAGCAAATTACAGCCTGTAACATTTGATTGGAATATGCGAGATGGAGCTAAGGTAGGACAGAAAGATTTAGGATTTATCGCACAAGAATTACAAAAGGTAGATGATGAAAACCTACAGCTTGTTTATGATAACAACCCTGAAAGATTAGAAGCAAGTTATGGTAGACTAATCCCTGTTCTTGTACAAGCAATAAAAGAATTGAAAGCAGAAATAGACTTACTTAAGTCTTAATAATAAAATTTAATATAATGGATATAAGAAAAATATCTGTCGGTCCAGATTATAAGTCTGGAGCTATGCATTACTTAGTAGGTCAAGAAGTTCTAAATGGAACACACAGGATTCATTTAATTAAATATGATTCTCAATTGCAATCCTACAAAATATACATAGAAGAAGATGATGTTGTTATTCTTTGGAAAGAGTTTAGTTCGACTATGCCTGTATCCATTGAATACAATATAAACTTTTGAAATCACCAACTGACTTTATAGTAACACCTAGAGAAAACAAAAGATATTCCAATACAAAAAATATTGGTGGGATAGATTTTCTTGTTAGCTCATCTGAAGAAGATGCCAGGTACTCAAACAGGTATGCTGAAGTAAAAGCACTGCCTATAAACTATTGTGGACCTATAAAGGTAGGTGATACTCTTCTTGTTCATCACAATGTTTTTAAATTCTACAATGATATTAAGGGACGCAGAAAAAGTGGTAAAAGTTTTCTAAAAGACAACTTGTTTTTAGTTGACAGCGAACAGTTCTTTATGTTTAAGCAAGATAACAAATGGTATGCTCATGACAGGTATTGTTATGTTAAACCAATTAAAACAAAAGAATCCATTATATTTAAGAACACTAAAGAAGAACCTTTAGTTGCTGAGATGATTTATCCTAATACTACATTAGTAAATCAAGGCGTTAAAAAGGGTGATTTAATATCTTTCAGACCAGAGAGTGAATATGAGTTTGAAGTAGATGGAGAAAAATTATATAGAATGTTTGACCATCAGATAACAATGATACTATGAAATTAAATCCAGAAGAAAGAAAAAAAAGACCTGTATTTACAGGTGTTATTAAATATTTTCCTCTTGCATTAATGGAGGTTTCACGTGTTTCTTTAGCAGGAAACAAACAACATCACCCAGATAAAAATTTACATTGGGACAGAAATAAATCAACAGACGATTACGATGCATTAGCTAGACATTTAATAGAGGCTGGAACAATTGACAATGATGGGATTCGACATACTGCTAAGGTGGCTTGGCGAGCTCTTGCGTGTTTAGAAAAAGAACTTGAGAATGAAATCAAACAAGGAAATTAAATTAGAAATTATTGACGCAGCCAGAAGAGCTGTTCATCAATTAATTAAGGTTGCTAAAGAAGATATTATTAAGCCAGACCCTGAAGATGATTTGGCAGCAGATAGACTTAAGAATGCGGCAGCTACTAAAAAGCTTGCGATATTTGATGCATTTGAAATACTAAGTAGAATAGAGGCAGAAAAAGAAGCTTTATCTCTAGCAGAAAGTAATAACAAAGTAGATACAAAACAAGGATTTGCAGAGCGTAGGTCAAAATAACGACATGTATAAAGTTGTACAAGATTACGTACCTAAATCCGTACTTACCAACAAGAACAAAAATAAAAGTTGGGAGTATGGCTACAACAAGAAATATGACTTTGTCTGTATATCTAGAAGTGGCGAGCTTGGAGAGATTATAAATATACAAGGTCTTATTATTGGTCTACCCAAACAACCAAAAAAAATACATTCACGTTCAAATAAAAAATCTGAACAATACTGGGAAAGAATAGATATTCCAAAACCTCTTAGTAAAATTCAATCAATATTTCAATGGAATGAAATGCCTAGTGAGTTTAAAAACAACTGGGTTGATTATATTGAGAATGAATTTGATAATAGAGAATTAGGTTATTGGTTTATGAATAATGGAGTTCCTACATACATATCAGGAGCTCACTACATGTACTTGCAATGGACATCTATAGATGTGGGTTACCCAGATTATAGAGAAGCTAATAGAATATTTTATTTGTATTGGGAGGCATGCAAGGCTGACAACAGAAGTTTTGGAATGGCTTATTTAAAAATAAGGCGTTCAGGCTTTTCTTACATGGGCTCTTCAGAGAGTGTCAATACAGGGACACTCGCAAAAGATTCGAGGGTTGGTATACTATCTAAAACAGGAGCAGACGCTAAGAAAATGTTTACTGATAAAGTTGTTCCTATAGCAAACAGATTACCATTCTTCTTCAAGCCTATACAAGATGGTATGGATAAACCTAAAACAGAGTTAGCGTTTAGGATACCAGCATCTAAAATAACAAAAAAAAATATGTATGATTCTAACCAAGAAGAATTGTTAGGATTGGATACAACTATAGATTGGAAGAACACAGATGACAACTCCTATGATGGTGAGAAGTTATTATTGTTAGTGCATGATGAAAGTGGTAAATGGATAAAGCCAAATAATATTTTAAATAACTGGCGTGTAACAAAAACTTGTTTGCGTTTAGGTAGTAAGATTATAGGTAAATGTATGATGGGTTCTACTTCTAATGCATTGAGCAAGGGTGGAGATAATTTTAAAAAATTATACGAGGATTCATCATTGAGTAAGCGTAATTCTAATGGCCAAACTAAAAGCGGATTATATAACTTATTTATTCCAATGGAATGGAATATGGAGGGATTTATAGATAGATATGGATTACCTGTTTTTAGAAAGCCTGCAGAAAAAACTATTGGTGTTGATGGTGAGGTTATAGAGAATGGTGCGATAGATTATTGGGAAGCTGAAGTTGAAAGTCTAAAGAATGACCCTGATGCTTTGAACGAATTCTATAGACAGTTTCCAAGAACTGAGTCACATGCTTTCAGAGATGAAAGTAAACAATCTTTATTTAATTTAACAAAGATATATCAGCAGATTGATTATAACGATTCTGTTATAAAAGAACATCATTTAACAAGAGGCTCGTTTTCATGGAAAGACGGAATAAAAGATTCTAAAGTTATATGGACACCTAACAATCGTGGAAGATTCCTGGTGTCGTGGACACCCAACAAAAATTTACAGAATAGAATCATAAACAGGAATGGGAAAAAGATGCCAGGTAATGAACACCTGGGTGCGTTTGGTTGTGATAGTTATGACATATCTGGAACAGTAGGTGGAAGAGGTTCTAATGGTGCACTACATGGCCTGACAAAATTCAACATGGACGAAGCTCCAAGCAATGAGTTTTTCTTAGAGTATGTAGCAAGACCTCAAACCGCAGAAATATTTTTTGAAGAAGTGTTAATGGCTTGTGTGTTTTATGGAATGCCAATACTTGTTGAGAATAACAAGCCTAGGCTTTTGTATCATTTTAAAAACAGAGGATATAGAGCTTTTAGTATGAATAGGCCTGATAAGGTTTTTAATAAATTATCAAGAACAGAAAAAGAATTAGGAGGTATACCAAACTCCAGTGAGGATATAAAACAAGCTCATGCAGCTGCAATAGAATCGTATATAGAAAAACATATTGGTTTAGATATGGAGGGTACATTTAGAGACCCTGACCTTATGGGGTCTATGCCATTTACCAGGACTCTAGAAGACTGGGCTAAGTTTGATATAAGCAACAGAACTAGATTTGATGCATCTATTAGCAGTGGGTTAGCGATTATGGCTTGTCAAAAGCATCTTTATACACCTGAAAAGAAAAGCTCAAAAATTTCCATTAACTTTGCAAGGTATACCAATAAGGGATTAATAAGCGATTTAATTAGATAGATGAAAGAAGTTAAAATAGATATTTCGTCTGTAGGATTCCCTAGTCAATTTGTATCAGATGCGGAAAAAGCCACTGATGAGTTTGGCTTACAGATAGGGCAAGCAATACAGTATGAGTGGTTTAGAAAAGACGGCAATGGCTGTCGTTATTATAACCAATGGCGAGATTTTCACAGATTACGTTTATACGCAAGAGGTGAACAATCAGTTGGAAAATACAAAAATGAACTAGCAGTAGACGGAGATTTATCTTATCTTAATTTAGACTGGACCCCTGTTCCTATACTTCCAAAGTTTGTTGACATTGTAGTTAATGGAATGTCAGACAGACTGTTTAAAGTAAAAGCTTTTGCGCAAGATGCGTTATCCCAAGGTAAAAGAAGTAAGTATCAAGACATGGTGGAGGCTCAGATGGCCGCCAAAGACATACTCTTAGATATTAAAAACATGACAGGAGCAGACCCATTTACAATGGACCCTGACTCTCTTCCTGAAAATGACGAAGAACTTACACTATACATGCAGCTTAATTATAAGCCAGCCATAGAGATAGCTGAAGAGGAGGCTATTGACACTATGTTTCAAGAAAATCATTATGCAGACACACGTAAGCGTATTGATTATGATTTAACAGTATTAGGTATTGGTGTAGCCAAGCATGAGTTTTTACCAGGCTCTGGTGTAGAGGTTAAATATGTTGACCCTGCTAATGTTGTGTATAGTTATACTGAAGACCCACATTTTAAAGATTGTTTTTACTGGGGTGAAATTAAAGTTGTTCCTATTACGGAGCTCCTAAAGATTGACCCAACATTAACTAATGAAGATTTAGATAAGATATCTAAATATAGTCAAAGCTGGTATGATTACTACAACGTAGCACAATATTATCAGAACGATATTTTTTATAGAGACACAGTAACCTTAATGTATTTCAATTATAAAACCACGAAGAAGATGGTTTATAAGAAAAAAGTTACTGATAGCGGAGCTATGAAAATGATAGAAAAAGATGACCAGTTCAATCCTCCACCAGAAATGATGGAAGAGGGCAGGTTTGAAAAGGTTTCAAAAACTATTGATGTTTGGTATGACGGAATAATGGTGATGGGTACTGATATTCTTTTGAAGTGGGAACTGGCTAGTAATATGGTTCGCCCTCAGTCTTCTTCACAACACGCATTACCAAACTATGTAGCTGTAGCTCCAAGAATGTACAAAGGCGTAATTGAATCTTTGGTTAGAAGAATGATTCCTTTTGCTGATTTGATTCAGATTACACATTTGAAATTACAACAAGTTATAGCCAGGACTGTGCCTGATGGAGTATTTATAGATGCAGATGGATTAAATGAAGTTGACCTGGGGACAGGAGCTGCGTATAATCCTGAAGATGCATTAAGATTATATTTCCAAACAGGTTCTGTAATTGGAAGAAGCTATACACAAGACGGAGACTTTAATCAAGCCAGAGTTCCTATACAGCAACTTACATCTAATAGTGGTGCTAGTAAAACTCAGATGCTTATTACAAACTATAATCATTATCTAAACATGATTAGAACTGTAACAGGGTTAAATGAAGCTAGAGATGGCTCAACTCCTGACCCCAACTCGTTAGTTGGATTACAAAAGCTTGCAGCGTTAAACTCTAACACAGCAACTAGACATATACTTCAAGGAAGCTTGTATGTTTACAGAACACTGGCAGAAGCTTTAACTTATAGAGTAGCGGATATATTAGAGTACTCTGATTTCAAAGAAGATTTTATAAATAAAATAGGAAAGTATAACGTAAGTATACTTAATGATATATCTGATTTATATATTTATGACTTCGGTATCTTTATTGAGGTTTCACCTGATGAAGAAGAGAAAGCTCAGCTTGAGGCTAATATCCAAATGGCTTTATCTAAACAAGATATAAATCTGGAAGATGCTATTGATATAAGAGAAATTAAAAACATTAAACTTGCTAATCAATTACTTAAGGTAAAAAGAAAACAAAAGCAAGAACGTGATGAGAAGAATGCTATGTTAAAACAACAGATGCAAGCCGCTCAGCAATTAAAGTCTCAGCAAATGGCTGCGCAAGCAGCTATGCAACAATCTCAAGCAGAGATGAATGCTAAGATGCAAATTAAACAAGCCGAGATAGCTTTTGAAATTGAGAAGATGAAGAATGAAGCTATGCTAAAAAGTCAGTTGATGGCAGAAGAGTTTAATTATAATCAACAGTTGAGAGGAATGTCAGAAGAGGCTCTAGCTAAGAGAGAAGTTCAAAGAGAAACAGCTAAAGCTTCTCGTATTAGTCAACAAAATACAGAGCAGTCTAAGTTAATTAATCAAAGAAAAAATAACTTACCTCCTCAAAACTTTGAGTCTAATGAAGATAGTTTAGATGGGTTTGATTTAGCAGAGTTTGACCCAAGATAAACTAAATAAAAAATAATTGTTTAATGTACTATATTTGTACTAAAATTTAATCTAATGGAAATAAAAGTAAAAGAAGTGGGTGTTGTTGAAGAAAAGTCAGCCGCTGAAGTAGAAGAAAATCTAATTGAAAAGGTTGAACAGCAACACGAAGAGCAAACACAACAACAAGTGGAAACTGAAGTTGTAGAGCAAACCGCAGCTCCTGAGGAAACGCAAGGTGCTGAACTAAAAGAAGAAGACGTTCTTAGTTTTATTAAGAATAGATATGATAAGGACATATCATCGGTAGACCAATTGTTTGAAGAAAAAGAAAACAATACTGAACTACCAGAAGATGTGTCAGCTTATTTTGAATATAAAAAGAAAACTGGTCGTGGCATTGAAGATTATGTTAAATTAAACAGAGACTTTGATTCCTTAGATGAAGACCAAATTTTAACTGAGTATCTTTTAGCCACTGAAGAGGGCATTGATAAAGAAGATGTTGAGCTGTTAATGGAAGATTATTCCTATGATGAGGAGCTTGACGATGAATCTGATATTAAAAGAGCTAAGTTAAAAAAGAAAAAAGCAATTGTAAAAGCTAGAAAGTTTTTCAATGAACAAAAAGAAATGTATCGCCAGCCACTTGAGTCAAGTGCAACTGGTATTTCTGAGGACAATGAAGACTATAAAGCTTACAAGCAATACGTTGAGAATGCAAAGACTCAGTCAGAAGAGCAGGCTAGGAAAGTAGATTTCTTTAACAAAGAAACTGACAAGGTGCTTAATCAAGACTTTAAAGGTTTTAAGGTCAGTATTGATGACGCTAATTTGTTGTACAATCCTGGAGGTTCTGTAGAAGAGATTAAGAAATCTCAATCAAGCGTTATTAATTTTATTAATAATCATTTGAATGAAGATGGATTAGTTAAAGATGCGGCTGAGTATCACAAAGCATTAGCAGCAGCAATGAACCCTGACAAGTTCGCAAGGTTTTTTTACGAACAAGGCAAGGCGGCAGCAACGGAAGACGTAACTAGAAAAATGAAAAATATTAATATGTCTACACGTTCTGCTCCAGAAGTTGTTTCTAAAGGAGGAACTCAGTTTCGTGCAATCAATCCAAGCGAGGGCAGAGGTTTAAAGATTAAGAGTATTAAAAGAAAAAATTAACAACATTTAAAAAATTAAAAAATGCCAGGACAATTATTAGGGCCAAACACTACTCCAGTAGGACCAGGGTTTGCGCTACAGCCAGCACCACAACAAGTGCCGTTGGCTACAAATTACATTACTGATTTCAACTTTTTGAATCAGTACTTACCAGACACTTATGAAAAAGAATTTGAGCGTTATGGTAATAGAACTATTTCTTCTTTCTTACGTTTAGTAGGAGCTGAGCTACCAAGTAACTCAGACCTAGTAAAGTGGGCAGAGCAAGGAAGATTACACACTAAATATACAGAGTGTGGGACAGGAGCAGTAGTTGATGGAGACAATGTAACATTCGACATTAACGATGCATTAGTACCAGACAGAGCTGCAACAGGCTTAACAGCTGGAACTATCGCTATTCGTGTAGGTCAAACTGTTGTTGTTTCTAACAATGATGATTCAGGAGAATATAAAGGAATCGTAACTGCAGTAGGTGTTGCAGGAGGATTGAACGATAACCAAATTACTGTAGCTTTCTATAACGCTGCAGGTTATACAGGTGGTTCAGGAGCAGGTAATGCTGATGCAACTATCTTTATCTATGGTTCTGAATTCAAAAAAGGAACAGCAGGAATGCAAGGTTCTTTAGAGGCTGAAGATGAAATCTTCGACAACTCACCAATCATCATCAAAGATAAGTATGCAGTATCAGGTTCTGATATGGCTCAAATCGGATGGATTGAAGTGACTACTGAAAACGGAGCTTCAGGATACCTATGGTATTTGAAGTCTGAGCACGAAACTCGTTTACGTTTTGATGACTACTTAGAAACAGCTATGATTGAAGCAGTACCAGCAGAAGCAGGCTCTGGAGCAATTGCTGCTGGTGGAGATGTAGGAAACAAAGGTTCTGAGGGTGTATTCTACGCAGTAGAAAACAGAGGAAATGTATGGGCAGGTGGTAACCCAACTGCACTAGCAGATTTCGATACTATCATTTCTCGTTTAGACAAGCAAGGTGCTATTGAAGAAAACGTACTTTTCTTGAACAGACAATTTGGATTTGATATTGATGACTTGTTAGCTGAACTTAATGGTTCTGCTCAGTCTACTGCAAATGGTACTTCTTATGGTCTATTTGACAATGACATGGAGATGGCATTGAATCTTGGATTCACTGGATTCCGTAGAGGATATGATTTCTACAAGTCTGACTGGAAATACCTAAACGACCCAACTATGCGTGGTGGTTTAACTGGAACAGGTTCTGTAAATGGTTTACTAGTACCTGCAGGTTCAACTACTGTTTACGACCAAATCCTTGGAAAGAATGCTAAGCGTCCTTTCTTACATGTACGATACAGAGCTTCAGAAACTGAAGACAGAAAGTACAAGACTTGGATTACAGGTTCAGCTGGTGGTGCAATGACATCTGATTTAGATGCTATGGAAGTAAACTTCCTATCTGAAAGATGTGTATGTACTATGGGTGCAAACAACTTTGTGATTTTCCAATCATAAACTAAATAATAAGGTAGGGGTCGCAATTTGCGACCTCAACCTTTTTTAATAATTAAATTATAATCAAATGAAAAAAAATGTATTGGTCAATAAGACCTATAAACTTACCAAAGACGCAGCACCACTTTCTTTTATGCTGCCAACTAGAAACTCAAGAAGATATCCATTGATGTACTTTGATGAAAGTACAGGAACTAACAGAGCCTTACGTTATGCACGTAACCAAAAAAGCCCATTTGAAGATGAGCAAGATGGCAATGCTATTGTAGAGCCAATTGTTTTTGAAGACGGATTCTTATCTGTTCCAAGAACAAATCAAGTGCTTCAAGAGTTTTTACATTATCACCCAATGAATGGAAGCAAGTTTGTTGAGGTTAATACTGAGAAAGATGCTCAGAAAGAAATGGATAAATTAAATAACAGAGTAGATGCTCTTATAGAAGCTAGACAACTTGATATAGACCAGGTGGAAGCTTTAGCTAGAGTGTTGTTCAACACAGACACGTCTCGAACTACATCAGCAGAGCTAAGAAGAGACATTCTTATATTTGCCGAGCAAGAACCAGATATGTTTTTAAGGTCTGTTAAAGACCCTGCGTTAAAACTTAACTCTAAAATAAAAGAGTTTTTTAATTATAAGGTATTAGTTTTCAAGAACAACAAGAAAGATGTATACTTCAATACTGATAAGAACAAAAAGAGAATGATTAATCTTCCTTTTGGAGAAGACCCTTACTATGTGATTGCAAGCTATCTTCAATCTGATGAGGGAATTGAAGTATTAAAATTTCTTGAAAAGAACTTGGATAATAAAAAATAATTTATATTTTTGCAAAGTACTTCATAATAATAGATGGAGCTGATAACTCCAACCAATCAAGAAAGAGGCTGTAGAAATGCAACCTCTTTTTTTTTGCTTATCTTTGTAGTAAATAAATTAACAGATGAGCATAATAAATTCAGTACGAGAAACTGTACTGTCGGTTCTTAATAAAAACAACTATGGATATATAACTCCTAGTGATTTTAATTTATATGCCAAGCAAGCGCAGCTAGATATTTTTGAGGATTACTTCTATCAGTATAATTATCAAATAACTAAAGAGAATGCTAGGCAATCAGGGGTTGGATTGGCAGATATAAAACAAACTTATCAGGATGCTATCGAATTATTTTCGGAGCAGCAACCTCTTGCACCAGTATATCTTAATGGAGCTAATGAGGTAATCATTTCACCATCTGCTACTTCTACGTACAGCGTGCCGACTACAGCCACAACAGGCTCAGATTATTATTTGATAAATAAAGTTTTATTGCTTACAAGATATTTAGTTGCTAATAGCACTAACACGTTAGCTAGCGTAAATGAATTAGTTGATAACACCAAAAACTTTTTTGTCCTTGGTGTACAGCCAGGTGACGTTGTTGTTAACTTAAGTACTGGACAAACAACAAATGTTAGATATTTAAACACAGTAGCTACTGACACTTTAATATTAGAAGACGATATATTTATAAGTGCAGGAGATTCATATACAATTTTAAGTACTAGACAGGGTGTAAATGAATGTGAGAAAGTTACCAATAAGAAGATTACACAGCTCAATATGTCTAACTTAACTAAACCTACAGAATTGTTCCCAGCTTACTCACAGAATGGAACAGTAATACAGGTATACCCTGAGAACTTTCAATGGGGTGTAAATGTAATAAATTCTGGAGAGACATCAGCTGGCAGAATATTGTGTCAGTATATACGATATCCTAAAGACCCTAAGTGGACTTATGCTCAACTAGTTGGAGGTGAACCATCTTTTAATCAATCAGATGCTTT